ATGCTGGAACAAATGGGCATTGCTGCCAAAGCCGCGTCGTACAAACTGGCGCAACTCTCCAGCCGCGAAAAAAATCGCGTGCTGGAACAAATAGCTGATGTGCTTGAAGCGCAAACGGAAACTATCCTGAACGCCAACGCGCAGGACGTGGCCGAAGCGCGTACGAACGGTCTGAGCGAGGCGATGCTTGATCGCCTGGCGCTGACGCCGGCGCGCCTGAAAGCGATTGCTGATGACGTCCGTCAGGTCTGCAATCTGGCGGATCCGGTTGGGCAGGTGATTGACGGAGGGCTACTGGACAGCGGGCTGCGTCTGGAGCGTCGCCGTGTGCCGCTGGGCGTGATTGGCGTGATTTATGAAGCCCGCCCGAACGTCACCGTCGATGTCGCCTCTCTGTGCCTGAAAACGGGCAATGCGGCGATTCTGCGCGGCGGTAAAGAGACGTATCGCACCAATGCTGCCACCGTGCGCGTGATCCAGCAGGCGTTAACCTCCTGCGGGCTACCGGAAGCGGCGGTTCAGGCCATTGAAAGCCCCGACCGTGCGCTGGTGAATGAGATGCTGCGCATGGACAAATATATCGATATGCTGATTCCGCGTGGCGGCGCGGGTCTGCATAAGCTGTGCCGCGAGCAGTCGACCATTCCGGTGATCACCGGTGGGATTGGGGTGTGTCATATCGTTGTCGACGACAGCGCAGAGATTGCCCCGGCGCTGAAGATTATCGTCAATGCGAAAACGCAACGTCCGAGTACCTGTAACACGGTAGAGACGCTGTTAGTGCACCAGGACATCGCGGCGCGTTTTCTGCCTGCGCTGAGTCAGCAGATGGCGGAGAGCGGTGTAACGCTGCATGCGGATGAACGGTCGCTTGCCCTGTTGAGATCAGGCCCGGCAAACGTGGTGGCAGTCAAAGCGGAAGAATTTGACGACGAGTTCCTGTCGCTGGATTTGAACGTCAAAATCGTCGCGGACCTGGATGACGCCATCGCGCATATTCGCGAGCACGGCACTCAGCATTCCGACGCCATCCTGACGCGCACCATGCACAACGCGAACCGTTTTGTGAACGAAGTGGATTCGTCCGCGGTATACGTCAACGCCTCGACCCGTTTTACCGATGGCGGACAGTTTGGTCTCGGTGCGGAAGTTGCCGTCAGTACGCAAAAATTACATGCCCGTGGTCCTATGGGGCTGGAAGCGCTGACCACCTATAAGTGGATCGGCTTTGGTGACGATACGATTCGTGCCTAAATAACACCGGGTGATGCAAAATCAGCCACTTGATTCGCAAGGCTATTGACGCATCGCCCGGTTAGTTTTAACCTTCTACCCCGTGTTCACACTCGTGGTCACGTCCTCTTCAGGGCCGATATAGCTCAGTTGGTAGAGCAGCGCATTCGTAATGCGAAGGTCGTAGGTTCGACTCCTATTATCGGCACCAATTTTTCATCCGCTAACATCCCCTGACCTCCAAAAACTCCCATTTTACGCGGCTTTCGTCGTAATGTTTGTCCGTAGTAATCCGCTTTTAGCCGTTGCAATCCGAATTTAAAACGGGTACATAATCGGGTATCTGAGTTTGAGGCGGGTACCTATGAAACTAAGCGCGCGGCAAGTCGAGACGGCAAAGCCTGGCGAGAAAGACTACAAGTTGCCGGATGGTAACGGGCTTATTCTTCTGGTGAAAACCAGCGGGGCAAAATACTGGCGCTATCGCTACACTTTCGCAGGTAAAGAAAAGATGCTGGCGCTCGGTGTGTACCCGGCTGTTTCGCTGGCAGCCGCTCGCGAAAAACGAGACGAAGCCCGGCGTAATGTTGCGGCTGGAGTCGATCCGGTGAAAGTCAAAAGCCATGTTGCGGCGGCCGCAGTAAACTCCATTACGTTTAAAGATATTGCCATAGAGTGGCATGAGTTCAAGAAGCCGCGCTGGTCATCTGGCTATGCCTCTGACATTCTCGAAGCGTTCAACAAAGATATTTTCCCCGCTGTTGGTAAGTTGCCGGTTGCCGAGATCGAGCCCGTTCAGATGCTGACGGCTCTGCGTAAAATTGAGAATCGCGGTGCGACAGAGAAAGCGGCAAAAACTCGCCGGTGGTGCGGCGAGGTATTCAGCTATGCCGTTGCGACCGGGCGCGCAAAGTATAACCCTGTCAGCGAACTGAACAGTGCAATGACCGGCCATAAAGGGGAATCTTTCCCGTTTCTGACGGCGGAAGAGCTACCCAATTTTCTGGTAGCGCTTGAAAACTACAAGGGAAGTCCGCTCCCCCGGTTGGGTTTGCAGATCATGATGCTGGCGGGGTTGCGTACCTACGAACTGCGACATTCAAAATGGGAATGGGTAGATTTCGATAATCGGCTGTGGGAGATACCCGCCGAATTTATGAAGATGGACCGCCCGCACCTGGTACCGCTCTCCGATCAGCTTGTTGTCTTGCTGAAAGAGTTGCACAGTCTGACAGGTCGATACGTGAATATGTTCCCTGGCAGGAATGACCCGTCAAAGGTCATGAGCGAGAACACAATAAACAGGATGATCCACACGCTGGGATATAAGGGGAGGGTAGTAGGGCATGGCTTCCGGCATACGTTCAGCACCATCCTGAACGATAAAGGATTCAATTCTGACTGGGTTGAACTCCAGATCGCTCACGTGGACAAGAATAATATACGCGGGGTTTATAACCATGCCCTGTATATGGAAGGGCGTCGGGAAATGATGCAGTGGTATGCGGACTATATTGACCAACTGCGGTTGATTTAAAGAAATTGCTTTTTCCATGCTTCAACCTCACTGCGTAACCAGCGTGAGGTTCGGGAGCCTAGTTTCTTCGGGGACGGAAATTCGCCCTTACTTATGCGGTCATAAATAAATGATTTTTTATGACCGACAGATCGCTCTACTTCTTTGATTGTAATCATGTCGGTATCAGAGATTGCAGGTGTCATAGTACGCCTCTCTTTTTCATGGCATCGAGCAGGATGTCCTGGATTGTTCGTTTTGAGTTGCGCCGTTCCATTACCATTTCGTCCATAGTGTCGGCGGCGATAATGTGGTGAATAAACACCGGGCGGTTGTGTCCGGCCTGAATCTGCCGGGTTGGCCCGATGCGTTCGATAATTTGCTGGTACTGCTCCAGATCCCACCAGTGCGAGAAAAACACCAGTATGTTGCCACCGTCCTGCATATTCAGGCCGTGGCCTGCGCTGGCCGGGTGTGCGAACAGAACAGGGATTTTTCCGGTGTTCCAGTCGCGCAGCGTCTGTGGATCCTGGTCAAGGTGGCGACCGCGAGGGAACGCTTTAAGCAGGCGCTCAAGGTCGTGTTTCCAGTGGTAGGCCACCAGCACTGGTGCGCCAGCTGCTTCGGTGAGAATACTGTCCAGCGCCTGCAGCTTCGCGTCGTGCAGTTCTGACCAGCTCCCGGCGTCGTCGGTGTACACCGCACCGCTGGCAATTTGCAGACACTTCACCGTTTTTGCTGCGGCGTTCGGCGCTTCGATGCCTTCGCCGTTCAGCTCGAGGAACATTTCCTTTTCCATTTCGCGATACTGCTGGCGGGTTTTCGGCGGCATGTCCACGCGGATTACGTTATGGATGGGCTCTTTGATATCGAACCAGTCGGCGGCATCAAGGGAGATAGTCACGTCGGCCAGCGCGCGCTGTATTTCGTCCTGCGAGTGTGCGAACGGCTCCAGCTTCGTCCAGTTCTGCCCCGGAAACTGAATTGAGTTGAACCAGCGGGAGGTAAACGCGCCGTAGGTGCGCCCGAGGCGCTGCCCCTGATCCACAAACCATGCTTGCCCCCACAAATCCACCAGGCCGTTTGGCGCTGGCGTACCGGTGAGATTCATCCAGCGCCGGGTATGCTTATGCGCCACTTTGCCCAGCGCCGCCGCACGCTTCCCACCTCCGCGCAGCCGGAAAGACTTAAGCCGGGTGCTTTCGTCGGGAATGACGGTACCGAACGGCCAGCGGCCGCCCAGCTCTTCCACCAGCCAGACCAGATTGTCGTAGTTGATGGTAAACACGCTGGCGTTGCTGTTCGCCAGCGCCGCCGCGCGCGCTTTGGCATTACCAACAATCGGCTGCACCTCGATATTGCGCAGATGCCCCCATTTAACCGCTTCGTCCGGCCAGGTGCTGGCAGCTACGCGCAACGGCGCGAGAACCAGCGCGGGTTGTGTCTCCGCCCCCGCCATAAAGAGATCTTCCAGCGTGGTGAGCGTTGCCACGGTTTTACCCATACCCATTCCCGCCCAGATGTTGCAGCGCAGGATGTCTATTTCGTGGTTGATGATGAGGTCTTGATAAGGGCGGGGCGTGAATAGTTTACTTAATGTTTTCACTCCGGTTTCCTATGCTATTATTCGCAGTTACATTCATCTCAGGTCTGACTTGGTTATGGAAGAAATAAAGAAAATTCTAAAAAGTAATTTCCCGTTAATAGCTTTTTTGACATCTATTGGCTATTTGATGTCTTACTACTATCAGTTGTCGATTGCGAAATATTATGGCTACCCGGAAGAATATATTGCATTTGACTTAAACAATTTATTGCGAACGTTTGCGCTTTTCTTTATTCTTTCGCTTATTATTTTTGTTCCATTATCTTTAGCACCTTCAAAGAATAATAACGGTAGACTAGTTTTGGTTTTCTTGTTGACGCTAATTTTTATATACGGTTTGATATTTTCTTTTGCAAACCCTTTCACCTTTTTTGCAAACGGAAAAGCCATAAATTTGCTTACGATAGTTGGTTATTTGACTATACCTGTTGGTGCTTTTTACGCCTTGCTTTCGTATTTTGATGGGGTTAGACACCCTAGGTCAGGTGTGTTTGTAATAGTACTTTTGGCGTTCACTATTTACACCATTCCTAATACAGTTGGCTCGTTTTCCTCATACGCTAAAGTAAATTACTTTCACTTGGAAAAAGATGCACGATATGTGCTCTTAAGCTCAACTGGAGGGCGATTAATTTTTGGAGCATGCAATACAGATGGGGTTAGTTTTTTACTTAAGGATAGTTCGTCTGTAGGTGGGCTAACCCCGGTTAAAACAAAAAATGAAGGTATTAGAATTCGCGATTGTTTCTTTAACCGAGACTTTAAATAATCCTATCCAGATTTTTGCTATCCAGCACCACCACGGCAAAGCCCAGCGCGCGCAGTCGTTCATGCTCGCGCAGCTGGTCGGCACGTGGTGATTTGCCGGGTGCTTTACATTCAACGAAAACGAGACGGCCACCGGGTAGCAGGACAATGCGATCCGGTACCGAGCGGCGTCCGGGTGATACAAATTTATAAGCCTCCCCGCCGGCCTTTTTCACTTCGGCGACGAGGTGTTTTTCGATGAGGCTTTCACGTTCATAGGCCATCACCAGATCCCCCAGGATGTTTCGGCGAGAACCTGGCAAATCGCAATTAACACGATGGTGATAATGATGACTTTCACCGGAGGTAGGCTCATTCGTCCACCGCCTTGCGCTTTTCGCGCATGTTCTGCATCAGGCAGAAATCATTCCGCCTTTCGCTCCAGTCCTGATTAAGTTCGTTGCGCGATTCGCGGTTGGCTTTCGCCCAGACCTTCGCCGCGCGGTCAAATTCGCCCGCCTGTTCCAGCTGTACAGCCTCCCGAGCCGACCGGTAATAAAGCGGACTGTCCCGATATTTAAATGACATAGGAGTTACCTCAGTTGATGACGCCGACAACCTCAGGATCGGTAGCCATATCTATGTTAACCAGACGGAAGCGGACCAGAACTGCGCTCTGATCGCCCCAGTCTCTGCGCAGAGTGCGCCAGGAGGGTCGTTCATCGCCGCAGCATTCGAGGACAGCAGCGCGGTCGATATCGAACTGCGCGCGGCTGTCCATAACCATGTAGATGTATTTCATAGCCGAACACCGTCTGAAAATGCATCTGCGTCGGGTGGTAACTGGACCATGTCGTCGATTGGCATAAGTTTCAGTGGGCCACTATCGTTGAGTGCGCCGAGTGTTAACTTTGCGAACAAACGTTTTTGCGATGTAGTTAGTTCGACCTGTGATGTGCGGCCGTTGACTAACACAATGATTGCGAAATTTTCTACATTGCCTTGTGCCATAGTGTTTAATCCTTACGGTAGTGGTATGCCTCGAAGCCGCCAGCGTTCAGCGGAATATCGGGCGCCCATTCGGGGTTAGTGGAGAGCAGCGCGGAGAGCGCCGTATCGTTAAAATCGTCAGTGTCCGGCGCTTCGCAGATCACTTCGTCGTGTACCGTCAGCACAATGCTGTAACCGGCATCCTCGATCAGCGGCATGTTTCCGGCCAGAACGTCGCGGGCGGCCGCCTGAGTGACGTTTTCCACCAGTTTTCCGCCGTAGGTTTTGAGCCGCTGCCATTTGCGCGAGTAGGAGTTAACGCCCTGATAGGTGATGTTTCCCTTCTCGATGGACGGAGACGGGTAGCACAGTGCGCGCCCGGATGGCAGCTGTATGCGTAGCCATGCACCATCACGGCGGACTTTCAGATAACCGCAGTACAGCGTCTTTTTGGGTGTAGCGATGGCGGTGCGGACGGTGCGCTCGAGCTCGTACCAGAAATCGCAGGTCGCCGGGTGCGCCCGGCGCCACAGGCGTTTAAGCGAATCGCAGGCGATGAATACGCGCTCTGACAGGCCGTAGGTCGACTTACGCTTAACAGATTCGTCGTACCAGCTTTTCGCCTCGCGGATGACATCGCGGGGGATGTTCGGCAGTGCGGCGTTCGCCAGCTCGTCGAGGTCGAGGCCGTAGACCAGGGCGAAGGTCAGGAACGCCGCAACACCACCGCCGAAGCCGAGGCCGAGCTCCATCACCTTGCCAATCTGACGCTGGTATTTGTCGACATCATCGGGCGAGATATTGAAGGCGCGGGCGTAGGCCAGCTTATAGAGGTCGGGGCCGGTGCCTTCGTCGTACTTCCTGAACGCGTCCAGCTTCCACTGCTCACCCGCGAGCCAGGCCAGTTTTCGTCCTTCGATGTTCGACAGGTCGCTAACCACCAGCTTTTTGCCTGCGGGGGCCATGATGCAGCCGCGCAGTGCTGAGCTGGTCAATTCCATGATGTTATCGAACAGCAGATCGGCACATCCGGCTTTCAGCGCCTCGATGCCCTCGTCTATCTGCTCCTGCTCAAGTGAAGGGCGGGGCAGGTTCTGCGGCTGGAATAACCTCCCGGCCCAACGCCCGGTTCGCGATGCGCCGCAGAACTGCAACGTGCCGCGCAGGCGACCATCATTGCTCACGCCCTTCATCAGTGATTTGTACTTACTGGTGCTGGTAGTGCTGGCCTGCAGGCGGATAGCCAGCAGCTCTTTCACCGCCGACGGCAAATCAGGATCCGTCATACGGCGCTCCAGCGTGCTGCGCTGCATGTCCGGCAGCTCTACGCCGTACGATTCGACGATGTGCTTAATCAGCGCATCGCGCTGGGTAGCGGCCTGCACTTCTCCATCGGTCATCACCTGCGTGCGTTTCGCCAGGCGTTTTTGCTCTTGGTCTACAGCTTCGATTGCGGCGCGTGCTAGTTGTACATCCATGCAAACGCCGCGGTCGTTGATCTGCTGGTCGCGATGCCAGAGCGCCAGCTCCGTGCCCTGATAATTCCACTTCGGCAGGCGCTTATGCACCTCGCGCATGGCCTCAATATCCAGCCCGGCGTAAGCAACAAAGCGCTGCCATTCTTCAGGGTGGGTTTTGCTGGTGGCACGGCGCAGTTTGCTGTTCTTCGGACGTGGCTTGCAGAAGAGCTGTATCAGCGCTTTACCTTCTTTGTCCTTCGCCTTGTCCTGTGGAACGCCCAGCACTTCGCAGAGCGCCCCCAGTGCGCCGGGGAGACTGTGCGCCAGCGCCTGCACCATCGTGTCGCGCCAGCGGGTGACATCGGGGGCCAGCTCCGGCATTGCATGGCGCAGCACCGTGCGGTCGAAGTGCGAATTATGGAAATAAAGCAGCGTGTCGGGGTCGGCTATAGCCTTGCGTAACCTGCTGGGGATAGGTTCGCCAGCAGTCAGATCCCAGACGCTAACCGGCTCGTCACCGATAGCCCAGGCAAAAAGCATCACCTCGACACCTTCCGCATAAGCGTGTGTGCCGTTATTGATGGGTATTTCGCAGTAGGTTTCCAGGTCGCCCCAGAGAATGGTTTCAGACATAGCTCACCTTTTTGTGGAGGACGAGGAAAGCCTCTTGTTCTGTTCTATCAGTTTTCCTATCATTGCGAGGATGATCATTTCTTTATCGTTTTCATTCGCAGTTTCAATAAGTTCATGAAGCTCTATTTCGGGGCGTGATGAGTTATTAAGTTTTTTTTCGATTACAGATAAAAATGGAGTCAGATTACTCATGGCAATGGTTTCCTTAATTAATATTTCGTGTCCTCACTGTAATCGTGAGAATGCAGTGCTGGAGGTTGAAGGCGAGACTTATCAATCGCTTAAGGGTACGCATGCATTGATGGCTATTTGTCGAAGCTGTTCAGGAGGTGTTATCGCAGAGGTTGAACCCTATAACCAGATACAAAGAAAAGGATTTCTAGGTTATTCAAGAGAGTATCAAAGGGATATCCTTCTGGATTGCCGGCCCCTTTACAGTAACGAATTTGGGCGCGTTCAATGTACGTATCCTCTCGCAGTTGGGTTTGATGCCCCAAATGCTACTCCTGAAAGAGTCGGAAAGTTTTTCATCGAGGCTCAAGAAAATTTCTCGCGTGGAAACTATGAAACATGTGGCGCTCTTTGCAGAAAAGTAATTGATTTAGCTACAAAACAGATGGCATTAGCAGAGGATATTTCTGCATGGAAACTCCAAAAGCGTATGGAGCAGCTAAAAGCTAAAGGAGCGATTACTCAAGAAATGTATAATTGGGCTGATATTGTTCGTTTGGATGGCAATGAGCAAACTCACTCAGAAGATGAGTTTGATGGCCATAGCGCAAAAGCAGTTTTGGACTTTACCGAAACATTTCTTCTATATGCATTTACTTTACCTGCAATGGTTCAAGCAAAACGGGCCGAGTCAGAAGAGTAAAATAATCGAATGCCCGACACCTGGCCGGGCGTTAATTGATTAGATTAGATTAGCTCCCCGGCGTCTGCGCCTTCGCTGATATCGTCGAAATCGTCGGTGCTTGCCACCCCGCCGCCAGCGAACGCGTCACCATCACGCAGGAACTGGACGCCGCCCAACGATGCGTTGACGCGTTTGCCGAAGTTGTTGTCCTGCGCCCAGATGTCGATTACCGCGTTGACGTAGCAACCCGCATAAGGACGGCCATCAGCCTGGATGAGTGGAGAACGGTCGCGATCGATGACTGCAGGGCGCGCTTTGTTGGCAGCGTTCAGGAAGAAGTTACCCGGGAAGCCTTCGTATTCGGCTTTCTCGTCGCCGTCGTGCAGGCAGAGGTTGAGCTTTTTCTCCAGTTGGTTGTAAATGGTTTCCCACTTCTCACCCCATTTTTCCTTCGCTACCTGCTTCATGCCCTTGCGGATTTCTTCCAGTTGCGGGTGTTTCGGATCCATCAGGAAAACAGCAGAGAAGCGCGGGTCGCCTTCGCCGTTTACGGTTTTTGCTTCAAACAGAGCAGGGAAGGCCAGGCGGACGTTGTTCAGTTTAATTTTCATGAGTATTTCCTTAATCAAATGAGGTCTGCGGCGAGCGCGTCGTCGGACACGTCGTCGAAATCATTAACAGGGTTGATATTGAGCGCAGGGCGCGGGTCGGATTCGGGGGCGACGGTGGGCTTACCGTCAGCGCGGGTGATCAGCGCTTCGACTTTCGTCCAGCGGCGAGGGCTGGCCTTTTTGATGAGCTTCTCGGCTTTGGTTGGGCTAATCAGCTTAAGGTCGAAAACCTCCTCAGTTTTATAACGGAACTGGTCTTTCAGCAGCGCGCGGGCGGCTTCTTCATCGCTCCAGGCACGATTGCCCTGTTTGCCAGTAACCAGCTTAAAGCCCGGTACCGGATGCCCGGCGTTCAGCTCACTATTCACCCGGTCGCGCACTGCCTTTAGCCACGATTCGATAGCATCTGCCTGGCTGTAGACCTCCGCCAGTTCCTCGATGGTCAGAAGCGGTACGCGCGTGCTGGCAGCAGTGATGATTTCACTGACAGGTTTTGTCAGGTCTTCGAAATCGTTGGCAGCTGTTTGCATGTGCTGCATTTTCTGAGCAGTGCAGACGGCTTTTGCTTTACAGAACCGGCACTGTTTTTCACCAGGGATAAAGCTATCCAGCGGCAGGGTTTCGACGCCTTCGCAATCGGCGATGTTGAACATCACAATCACGCTGGCCGCCGCTTCCTGCGCCCGTTCGCCGAACGCCTGGAGCTCTTCCACCGTCAGCGCCCACTCTGAAACGTGGTTAAGCCGCGGCTGGTGGATGAAAAGACGTACCGTCTCGAAGTCGTACAGCATACTGAACTGCTCGAGCGCACCCAGGGCATACAGCTGCAGCTGCTCGTTCTGCTCAGCATCGACCCGCACACCCTTACCGTATTTCAGGTCGTGGATCTGTAACTCGTTGCCCGCGATGATTACGCCGTCGGCGGTACCGAATGAGTCGGGAACGCCCACGATGTGAGAAAAGTCGACGCGCTGCTCGACCAGCAACTCGTTGCCGTCGGCCAGCGACCAGACGGTGTCGACGTAACGGCCAACGGCTTCGACCATTTCCTCATCTACCTGAGGACCGGAAGTATCATCAGGATTTTCGCGAAGTGGATACGATCCAAGGAACATAGCGACATTGCACCCCGCATAGTGTTCCGGATGGTTCTGGCGGTTGCGCAGCACCTTTTCGGCAAGTGCATGCGCCGCAGTCCCCTCAACAGCGAAAGACGTTTCTTTGTCTGGCTGGGTGGCCTCCAGCGCCAGACTACCGGGGCAGCGCATCCACCGATGCGCTGAAGATGGGGAAAGTCGTGCGTGAACGTCTGGCATGATTAACCCTCCAGCGCTTTTTCGGCCTGAGCGATCACCTCTGCGAGATTCGCGTCGGCTACACCGCCAAGTTTTTGTGCGCCGTGTTTCTCCAGAATGGCGACAGCCTCTGCGCGGTAACCGCCTTTTGCCAGTTGCAGGATCAGCCCTTCGGCCTGCTTACGCAGCGCCGCAAAATCAGGCTGATTGTCAGTATCAGTGGTCACTTGCTGATTGCTACTTGCCGCATCTTTACGTGCGAATTCTTCCTGTAACTGGAGATAATCAACCCGGTTGATCTCGATATGGCCTTTATCAAGCATTGCATTCAGCTTGCGTAAAGTGTGCAGCTCGCTGGCGGCAGAACCGTCAGGGCTTTTGATGTAAAACGGCCCTGTACGTTCTTCAGTTTTACTGTCTTTGCTGCTGCCCTTCTTCGGCTTCACTTCATCACGTCCGGCTGGCGGAGCATCAAGCAGGCGCTCGGCAAAAGCACGGCGCTCGCCGATGGTTGGCAGGTCGTCCCAGAATTTCAAAATGTTGCGGGACAAATCGAGCAGACCGGCGTTGTGCATCTCTTGCGCGCGCTTAACACCCTGCAATGCGCTGTCCAGCGCATCAATCTGGACCACTCGTTGCTCGCCAGTTGCGTCGCGGTACGCGACGGCGCGTTGCAGCATGTCTTCGGTAATGGGCTTGGCTACCGGATAGAACGCCGCCAGAGCGATAGTGTCGCTGAACGTCAGATCGTCTAGGCTTAATGCTGTTTTCTCATGCTCGGCGGCGGCTTCAGCCAGACTTTCGCAGTGTTCAGGTGGTTCGTGGTATTCCTGCACCTTCGCCACGGTACCGGGGTGCATAACTACACCTGATGCCAGCGCACTGATAAGGCGTTCCAGCAGTTCGTTGTTACGGGTTACCAACTGGTTATTAAGTTCCAGATTTGTTTCTAAGCTCATACTGCGGTCCTCGCTACAAGGAGAATGAAAGTAACAGCCAGCACTGCCAGAACAGCGAGTACGGCGCGGGATAATGGGTCAATCCGGCGGTAACGGAGCACATCGCGCCCCGTCAGCCGGTGGAGGTGTTCAGGTTTCATTGGTAGTGCTCCTTTTCATGTCGGGGAACGCACTGCGCTGAATGCGTTTTCAGACATAAAAAAGCCCGTCAGTAGTGGAGGTTGCCTGCTTTTAACCACGTCAGGCGAGGTGGTTCCTCCTGTACCCCTACAGTGAGAAAACGGTTAATATCAATTCACCCCTACAGTTTGAGAGTGGTTGATATGTCAGAAGATAAAGGACTGGTACGGCGTATAACTGAGGCCGCCACTAGTGCAGGTGGTGCTCTGAAAGGTGCTGTTGATTTAGCGAAAGAAGTTAATGCCCTGCAGGTTGATTACAACGTCAAAAGTAAGACTATTGAGTTACTTGATAAACTTATTGATGCACGTACAGGGCAATATGCATTAACGGAGCTTTTGGGCGAAGCTAAACAACGCATCGTTGAACTCGAATCCCTTCTGGAAAAGAAAAAGGAGTGGGATAACGAGAAACTTAACTATGAGATGTACCACCCGATTACCAACACGGTGGTCTATGTACTGAAGCCAACGAATGACCCCAAGTTCAAACCTCATTATCTTTGTACTACATGCTATGAGGCGGGAGTGAAGTCTATACTTCAGTATCATAGCGCTAACATTGCTTATAAAATTCTCAAATGCCATAAATGCTCCGCCGAGTACAAGTTTCCAAAGAATATTGAGAGGGAAAATTCTTTACCGAACGTAGTAAGTGAATACGACCCATTCAATCCATCAATACGATGAATCCATTGTTCGCTTTGGCGGTGCGGCGGCCGGTGATGATCTTTGGCGACTGCAATTCACCGCACCCCAAAGGTAACCGCACGTCCCATCATCGGGGCGCTTCAACTTGCGTGACGTATGGGCTTGTCGCGGTGTAGTCCTCTACGGGTTGGTTCGCCTTGCGTCCCCCGATTGCCTGCGATCCTTCGCGGCGCTATTTCGTTTTGCCAGGGCACAGCGGCTTGCCTGTCACGCGGTTCTGTTTGTTAAAGAGCATTACTACATAGGGGTAAATCTACAATTTAAATTGTATTGTGTAAACCACAAATGTGGTATTTTGTGGCGTATAAATACCACGTAATTGATATTTAAGTGAATTTAGTTTGTAAGATTTTACAAGTAAGGTGGGGGAGGGCTGTTAAGCCCTCCAGAAAGGATGGAGAGGCTAGCGTTTACGGCGATAAATACGGTGTTCAATCATTACACCAATTATTTGTAACTTCATATCCGCACTACGTAAAACAGGATAGTCAGGGTTTAACGGCACCAATTCAAAGTCGTCAACACCTATTCCTAATGGGCGGTATTTCTTAAAAGTGGCTTCGTGCCCACCGTTCTTAGCTACAACAAACTCTCCCGGCATAGGGCACAGATCGGGGTCGATGATAACGATATCCCCCTCTTTAAATTCAGGTTGCATGCTGTCGCCATCAATGCGGAGGGCAAAGCACGTTTCCGGTACGTCAGAATCCGCCAGAACGTATTCTAGTTCTCCAGTCAGGTCGGTCACGACTCTCGCCTCTGTTAATTCACCTGCCTGCACATAGCTTAAAACAGGAATCCGCCTGGTGCTTATTTCTGCCAGTGGCATGATATTTTTGCCGTTCAAAAGCCAGTCTGGATTGCACTGCAATGCCTTAGCCAGATCGAGAAGGTTGCGCGGCTTTCTTGTTCGCCCGCTTTCAATGGATTCAATCGACTGTTGGCTGACTCCTGCAGAGTTTGCGACCTCTACTTGTGTCATTCCGAGTTCAAGACGGCGGGCTTTGAAGCGTGCTGCGAGAGACATTTTTAGTACCTTGTAATAGTTGAAATTATGACCTTCTACTATTAAAAACAATTTTTGTTGTATTTGACAAACATCATTAGTTGTTGCTAAATACCACTAAAATTGTATGAGGTGATAACTATGACTCTGGCAACCCGATTAAAAGAGAGACGTAAAGAGCTCAAAATGACGCAGGTCACGCTGGCTGAGCTAACAGGGGTTAGTCAGCAGGCAATTAACAGAATCGAAAGCGGTGTTATCTCCCGGCCGCGTTACATTATTGAGATATCTGTTGCACTCGATTGCGACCCTAACTGGCTGCTGCACGGCTCACAAAACGGTAAAAAGGCGTAACCCATGCCAGAGAAAAAGATCTGGGGGGCGACGCCTGACGAATGGTTCCACTTCGATCTGGTGCTGGGGCGTACTGACCAGCTGCTGCCGGTTGTGTGTAACCCGGGCGCGACCATATCCCCTAACAGTAAACTTAAAGCGCTTGGCAAGACGCCAAGCCTGTATAACCGCGACCACCTGGCTACCGGGATCAAGGACTGGACAGGGCATGTCGTTACCGAGCACGACTTTGCCCGCTGGTCGAACGAACCGGATTACGGCATCTGCGTGCGTACCGGATTTGGCTGGCTGGCGCTGGACTGTGACAGCGAAGACGAAGACATCCAGGCCGATATTCGCAAAACGCTGGTGCAACTGCTGGGCGAGCTGCCGCCGCGTCGCTGGCGCGCCAACAGCAGCAAATGCCTGTACCTGCTGGCCGTTGATGGTGATTTCCGTAAGCGCATCCACCGTCTGGCTGGCGATATGGGCATCATTGAGCTGCTGGCCAACGGGCAGCAGTTTGTTGCCTGCGGTACACACAGCAGCGGCGCGCGTATTGAATGGGACGGTGGGCTGCCGGACGAGCCCCCAGCCATTACCGCTGCCCAGCTCGAAACGCTGTGGCAGCGCCTGGCGGATCAGCTGCCTGTGTCGGTCACCACCGAAGCGGGCAGCACGAAGATGCGCGACCGCTCAACGTTCACACCCGGCGCAACGGATGATACGGCGGAATATCTCGATGCCAATGGCTGGACGCTGCTGGACGGCGCGAACGGCGAGCGCTATATCCGCTGCCCGTTCGAAGACGGCCACAGCACCGGCGGCGACTCGACGAGCACTGTTTACTTCCCGGGCGGTACCGCGGGCTTTGAGCAGGGGCATTTTAAGTGCCTGCACGCCAGCTGCGCGCACCGCGACGACGGCGATTTCCTTAATGCCATCGGGATCCGCAACGACGATTTCGAAGACCTGACCAGCACCGAAGTGGCCGAGCCGTTACCGCTGCCGGCGTTCGAGCGCGACAAATGGGGCCGCATCGAGGCCACCATCAGCAACGCGGCGAAAGCCGTTGTGCGTCCTGACTTTGTGGACATCGATATTCGCTTCGACCAGTTCCGCGACGAAATCATGTTTGCTCCGGCAGGCTCCGGCCAGTGGCAGGCGTTCACCGATGCGGACTATGCGCGCCTGCGCATCACGATGGAAAAGCGTGGCTTTAAACCTGTGGGGCGCGAGCTCATTCGCGACGTGGTGCTGCTGGCCGCTGACGAACAGCCGTTTGACTCGGCGACTACCTGGCTGAACGGGCTGGAATGGGACGGCGTGCCGCGTATCGAAACTTTCTACCATACGCATTTCGGTACCGCCGACACACCATACACCCGCGCGGTGTCTCTGTACATGTGGACGGCACTGGCGGGCAGGGTGCTGGAGCCCGGCGTTAAAGCAGATATGGTGCCGATCCTCGTCGGTCCGCAGGGTTGCGGTAAGTCCTCGGGCGTGGAGGCTTTATCACCTGACCCGGCGTTCTTCACCGAGATATCGTTCGCTGAGAAAGACGATGACCTCGCACGCAAGATGCGCGGGCGTCTGGTGGCGGAGATTGGCGAGCTGCGCGGCCTCAATACCAAAGAGCTGGAAAGCATCAAGGCATTCGTGACGCGCACGCATGAGAACTGGATCCCTAAATATCGTGAATTCGCTACCCAGTTCCCGCGTCGACTGGTGTTCATCGGTACCACCAACGAGGACGAGTTCCTCGCTGACAAGACCGGTAACCGTCGCTGGCTCCCTGTCGAGGTCTCCAGCGTCGATGTGCAGGCCATCAGGCGACACCTGCTGCTGCTGTGGGCTGAGGCCCGCGAGACGTTTAAGCGCCTCGGCGGTATCCAGTTCCGCGATGCTGAGCGGCTTGGCGTAAATGTCCATGAGCAGTACACCATTAAGGATGCGTGGCTCGAAACAGTCGAGAAATGGCTCGATACGCCCGACCTGATGACTAACGACATTCCGCGAAACTGCGAATATTTACGCGCAAGCGACGTCCTGCGCGATGCGATTGGCTTAAATCCCGACCGCATCGGAAAACGCGAAGAAATGCGAATTAGCAATGTTTTGCAAAATTGCGGTTATAAGCGCGCGCAAAGAAGAATAGACGGTAAAAAAAGCAAAGTATGGGAGCCATTGGAACCACGTGGAACCACCTAATAGCGGAGGTGGTTCCACTTCCTAGCCCTTGCGGCGGGCGACTCGGAACCACTGGAACCGCTGGAACCACCTTATTACTAAAAACCCCATATATATATATAAGTCGATTTGGGGAAAGGTTAGGAAAAGGTGGTTCCAGGTGGGGGCAGTGGTTCCACCATAAACATGTAATTTATTGCGGGTAGCAATATGCAAACACGATTTGATTCCACCACGGCGATTAACGAGCGCCATAAGCTCAATAAAATCGCTCTCTATGCTCGCGCGTGCGCGCGTTTTGGGAGGTGACCTGTGCCTGTTGTAGCAACGTTCAAAACAGACTGGTTCCGGGTGATTAACGACATCACGCGCAGCGGCATTCCCCTGCAGGAGATTGCCAGAGAGCTCGACGTGTCGAAGTCTGCCATCATCGGCTGGAAGCAGGGAGCAGCACCGAACCATCACACTGGCGAAGCGCTGATAGATTTCTGGTGCTATGTCACGCAGCGACCGCGCTCCGAACTGCCTGCGCAGGTCACATCAAGGCGTTTCGTTTACGCCTGGCGCACAAAGCGATTACCGCAATGAAAACCTGCAAAAACGGGGCGTTCAATGATAAAAAACGCTATGCAAAAACTGCCCTGTTTTATGCACGATTTATGCAGTCCATTTTCACCAGTTCCCGCCAGCAAACCGCAACAAATAACCCTTTCACGCTGAATCCGTTATGAGTCCACTTTTGCCAGGGCGTGTAGCGGTCATTATGTTAAATCGGCCCTGTTTTTAGCAAATCTTCCATTTGGTCAGGATCCCGACCGCGCTCCTGTTCCACACTTGCGGCTCCATCATCGACAGGAGCCATCACAATGGCACGACAGAAGAAAACCGTTGAAGTACCGGGGCAGGAGTCTGCGCCGCTGGCAGATGCACCACGTGCCGACGAACAGACCGTTCAGCAGCGCATTGGTGAGTTGCTCGACGATGCTGCGATTAGCGAACGCAATACAGTGCTGGCAACCATCAACGAACAGGGCGCGGCTATCATCGCCCGCTTTGAAGATTACGCCTTCACCGACCTGGTCGGTAACCCGCTGACCAACTGCATTGATTTCCTCGAACTCGTTAAAAAAGCCACCACGGCGGCACCCGCTGCGCCGCACGGCTACGTGACGAACGAAGAGGGTAAACGCCAGCCAGTGACGGGTAAGCCCGTTCTGACTGAGCACGGCTGGCATGTACCAGGCTAAGGAGAATCGCTATGTGTGGCGGATTTGACCCTAAAAAAATACTGGATCCGGCTGGCTTATGGACCAAAGACAAAACGCCCGACGTCCAGACCACGGATCCACAGGCGGAAGCCGATGCAGCAGCGAACGCAGCAGCAAAGGCGGCTAATGCCGATGCAGCAGCACGCAAGAAACGTAAACAGGGTTCTTCCCTGTTGGCAAGCGGCGCGGGCGGAACGGACGATTCCGGCACCTCTTTGCTCGGCTCCGGTGCTGCGGCATCCGGAACAAAACGTTCACTGGGGGCGTAACTGATGGATGAACTCGCCGTAAAGCTGATCAAGCGTTCTGACACGCTGAAAGCCAACCGCCAGCAGCATGAAAGCGTCTGGCGCGAGTGCTATGACTACACCTATCCGCTGCGCGGCGCGGGATTCTCTGATGAGGTGCTCGACGCCCAGAGCGCAAAACACAAGGTGGCTAAGCTACTGGACGGCACTGCCACCGACAGCGCACGCATGCTGGCGTCTGCGCTCATGTCCGGCATGACCCCGGCAAACGCGCAGTGGCTGAACCTCGACAGCGAGTCGCTCCCGGACGATGCGAAGGCCTGGCTGTCTGAGTGCGCAACGCTGGTGTGGGAAAATATCCACGCTGCCAACTTCGACGCGGAAGGGTACGAGGCTAATCTCGATGTGGTGTGCGCGGGCTGGTTCGTGCTGTACATCGACGAAGACCGCGACGAGGGCGGCTTCATGTTCCAGCAGTGGCCGCTGGCGCAGTGCTTTGTCACGTCTACCCGCAAAGACGGTATCGTGGACACGATATACCGCCGCTACCAGCTCACGGCAGAGCAGGCTATCAAAGAGTTTGGCAGGGACAATGTCAGCGAGAAAATCCGCGATGCGGCGAAGAAAAAGCCCGACGACAAATTCGATTTCCTGCACTGCATTTTCCCGCGCGACACGTATCTCGTTAACGCCCGCATGGCGAAGAACATGCGTTTTGCATCGTTCAACATCGATGTGAGCAACAAGCAGGTAGTGCGCGAATCCGGTTATCACGAATTCCCCTGCTGCGTTCCGCGCTGGATGAAAATTCCCGGCGGACCGTACGGCATCGGCCCTGTGTATGACGCACTGCCTGACTGCAAAGAGCTGAACGAAACCAAGCGTATGGAGAAGGCCGCGCAGGATCTGGCTATCTCCGGCATGTGGATCGCCGAAGACGACGGCGTACTCAACCCGCGCACGGTCAAAGTTGGCCCGCGGCGCATCATCGTGGCGAACAGTACCGACAGCATGAAACCGTTGCTGACGGGCGCTGATTTTAGCGTTGCATTCACCGCAGAAGAACGCCTGCAGGCGTCTATCCGCAAGATCATGATGGCCGACCAGCTACAGCCGCAGGACGGCCCGGCTATGACCGCCACAGAAGTGCATGTGCGCGTTGCGTTGATCCGCCAGTTACTCGGACCGGTCTATGGGCGCTTCCAGGCGGAGTACCTGCAACCGCTGGTTGTGCGCTGTTTCGGCATTGCCTTCCGCGCAGGAGTATTCCCGCAACCGCCTGAAAGTCTCCAGAACGCCAATTTCAACGTGCGCTACATCTCCCCGCTGGCACGCGCGCAGCAGTTGGAGGACGTCACCGCCATTGAGCGCCTTGGCGCGAATGTGGCAAACCTTACCGTAATCGACCAGGAGGTTGTTGATCTTGTTGATGCTGATGAAGCCACGCGCGTTGTGGCGGATGCGCTGGGCGTTCCGGCTAAGGTTATTCGCTCTACCGATGCCGTGGCAGACCTGCGCGAACGTCGGCGCAAAGCACAGGCTGACGCCCAGCAGCAGGCGCTGATGATGCAGGCAGGTAGTGAGGCGGCAGGTGCAGCAGGCCAGACCGCTGGCGCTGCCTTAGGCAAACAACTGGCAGGTGGCTGATGAAAAAACAAGTAACCCCCGATGATTTCAAACGCATTTTCGAGGAAATGCCGGGTGGTCAGCAGGTGCTTGAAGAATTAACCCGCCGTTTCGGTCGTGCGTCGTATGTCGCTGGTGGTACCGAGGGCGACCGTGAAACATGTTACCGGGCAGGGCAGCGATCCGTACTGGATTTCATCCTGCGCGAAATCAACAAGGCCGATGGAGTAGAAGACGATGTGGAAGATTAAACACTTATTCATGAATGCCGAACTGGGCGCAGAGCAGGGCGGCGGAAACGGAGGGGGTAACGATGGCGGTAATAATCCGGGTGCTGGCGATCCTTCTGGCAACTCTTTACTCAGCACCGGCGCAGGCGAACCGGGCGCGAATGATTGGTTACCGGAAAAATACCGTGTCAGCGGCGAAGATGGCGCGATTAATGTTGAGCAATCAGCCCGTAAGCTGGCGGAGGCTCATGTCGCGCTGGAGAAGCGCATGGGGAGCATCGGCACGGCGCCGAAAACGTCAGATGAGTATGCGCCAAAGGTAGACGTTGAGGGTTTCAAATGGGATGAATTTAAAGCGGATCCCAACACCCAGAGTTTCCTGAAAGCCGCTCACGCCAAAGGTATCACCAATGACCAGATGAGCTTTATCTTGGGCGAGTATGTGAAGAACGTCCAGCAGATTGCCACTGGTTCGGCTGAGCTGGATGCCGAAGCGGCCACCACGTCTTTGCGCGAAGTCTGGAAGACAGACGCAGATTTTAACAAGAATCTCGGCCTGGCTTACCGTGCATTTACACAACTGGCAGAGCAGGACGACGATATCAACGCGATCGGCAATAACCCTATGGTCATTCGCATGCTGGCGAAAGTTGGTGCGGAAATGCAGGAAGACGCCCCGGCTGGCGGCGAAGTCAATCTTGCGGAGCAAAAGACCATTCGCGACCTGATGAAGTCCCCGGCGTATATGGACCCAAAACATGCTGATCACGAACGCGTATCCGCCCAAGTCAAAGCGTTCTACCAGAAAACCTACGGCGATCAGTCCGTAGCGTGACATGTCACAAAGCCCGCAGATATGCGGGCATCGTCATTCGTTTTCAATATTAATAATAAAAGGTTCCTCATGAAAAACCTTTATTTTATGAGCGTAGTCAGCCGCTTTTTTAATCCCTTTTACGGGATAGCCTTGATACGTATTCCATCCACTTAATGGAGTGTACCAGACATAACCATCGCCATTTTCATCAATGAGTTTCATGGGGCTTTTTAAATTTATCGGACCACCCGGATTCAGATTGTTTATCACATAAAACGCTGTATCGAAGTAAGTTAGATCTAGGTTGAATAGCATTAAATCTAACGGGGCATTTTTCAATTCCATATTTTTATGTCACCTAATTTGGTCGGGATTCCGACCGCCATCTTACTTGAAAATCACTTCACAACCAGCCCGGCGGGGACGCCGGATACCTGATTTTTCCCGCAGTGCGTAAGCGCCAGTCGCATTGTGATATTCGGGCCGGGAAACCGACACCCCGCAAGGCGATAATTTTTGGAGTGATTGTCATGGCTTTTGATGCTAACAAAAACATGATCACCGCAGCGTTTGTAACGCAGTTTCATGATTCCTTTGAAATTGCCTCACAGCAGAAGGATTCCCGCCTGCAGGCTGCGGTAAACGATCGTGGAATGATTACCGGTGCGTCGTTCACTATCAACGACATGGGCACCATCGAAATGCAGCAGATCACCACGCGTTTCGGTGACACCGTCTGGGATGTGCCGGAAGCGGGTAAAGGTGTGGTACGCACAGCAGTCAATTCGCATCAATGTGACAACACAGGGAGTTGGCGATAG